TCGTAGTGCTTCAGAAAAAGCCTATGATGCTGCAGTTGAAGGTTATGATTATGTAACTGGTAGACCCTTATCTAGTGGTGGTGATAACGACAACAACAACCGTCCCCCTCCACCTCCCCCTCCCAAGTTCTTTGACAAGTTAGGCAGAGAATACTCATCTCAAGCAGATGCAGATCTTGCTAATCAACGGATTGATACTCAAAGAGCACAACTTGAAACTGCATTTGATACCCTCACTACAGACCAAGAGTTCGATACCTTAAAGCTCCAAGATCCAGATAAATTTTCCTTTGCAGATTTACCAGAAGATGAGGTCAGGAAGAAGTTTGATGAAAAGAAAATTGTTGCCTTTGAAGAATCTAAACTGCAGACCAAGAATCTGTCTGATGACATCGGAAGGGCATTTCAGAACCTAGACCAGACTGCACTTCAGAACCTGACTTATGACCAGATCTCACAAGGTTTAGGAGACTACAATAGGCTCAGTGAAGACACTCAAAGAACTATTTTTGGTTCTATGTTGCAGACTGCAGTCAGAGAAGCACGGTTCACTCTGACTCCAGAAGAGGTGGATGCCTTTGCAAGAACTGCAATCCAAGCTGCCCCTGTAGATGATGCAACTGCACCCACAGTGGGTGAGGTTGCTCCTGCAGATCAGGTTGCAGTAGGTGAGGTGGGTGCTCCTGATCGTGTCATTGTTGGTGAGATCGGAGAACTGAACAGGGACTTGATTGATAAAGTAGTGGAGGGTGAGGATCAACTTGCAGACTACCTCCTCCAAAGAGTCCGTGGTGAAGCTACATCTCCTGCAGAACTGCAACTCAAACGTGCTACAGAACAGAACCTGAGAAGTCTTCTGGGAGCATCCGCAGGAACTGCAGACCCTGCCAAGCTCAGACAGATTAGAAACATCTTTGCAGAGACTTCACAAGTCCTCTCAGGACAGGCTGCAGAACTCAGATCCAGAGAACAGATTGATGCAGAAAACCGTCTGGTTGAAATTTATAAGAATCAGGGAACTCGTGAACTGCAGGTAGCAATGGTCAACTTGGAGACCAAGAAGCAGGAAGCATTCAAGCAAGCAGATCTGGATCAGGTCCGTAACCTCTCGATTCAACAAGCAAACCTCCAGAGGGTGATCACTCAGGCAAGTCTGGACAGAGATGTGGAGTTGGCAAATCTTGACACCCGGAGACAGAGAGCACTGGCACAGGGCAGGATAGACGTTGCAGTGGCATTAGCGAACCTGGAGAAAGACATCACTCTGTCCAAATTGGATGCAGAGTTATCACTGAGGTCCAGAGCACTTGATGATGCACTTGCTCTTGCCAACTATCAGGGTCAAATGGCATTGGAGGGCATTGAGGTCAAGATTGATTTGGCAGAGATGGAAGTGGATGTCAGAGAGAGACTTGCAAAATTAGGATTTGACACACAGGAGAAACTCGCACGTTTAAATGCAGACACTCAATTGGCTATTGCAAACCTTAATGCAAGTGCAGCCAAAGCAGCAGCAGGATCTCAAGAGAGGGCAGGATACATTGGTGCTATTGCAACCATAGTCTCAGCATTTGCAACGTAAGGAAGAAAGATGGCACAGGAAATTGTTGATGTAAGTGGGCAGACAGGCAATCAGATCCTGCAGACTCTGAACAAACGAGGAATCCAGACATCTCTTGTAAATCTGGTACAGAGCACAGGTGCAGAGTCTGCTCGTAACATTCCCAGATTTATTATTGTAGAGGATGGAAAGGTAAAAGGTGCGACTGATACTCAGCCACAGACACAAACACAACCTCAACCACAACAAAACACCAAGTCCCAAGATTGGGCTATCTCCAATCCAGACATTGCTTATTTATTCCGTGAAGATCCAGATGTGGGTGTAGGCAGGACAGGGACTTATCTGAATGTCCCTATGCAAGAACAACCAATTGGTCCTGACACAGTTCCAGGTCCAGATTTGGAGTATGCACAACAAAGATTAGCTCAAGTCCAAAGTAATGCAGAAAAGCCTGATTACTCCTATAGCGATCTAGCAAGTGACATAAGTGGGACACTCCAGGAAAAAATTGGTAATCCGTTAATGCGTGGGGTGCAGTTTCTGAATCAGAATGTTCTGCAAAAAAGTGTGGGGGGTAACGAGAAACGTGAAGAGGTACCTATACAAATTTTAAAGCAAGATCCTGTACCTGTGGTCAAAGAAGCAGTTAATCAAGCATTTGAAGACGTTAAGAAAGAAGCTCCAGAAAAAATTGAAAATATTCTTAAACAAGTTCCAATCAATGAAACGGAACTCAAACAAAAGTTGCAGGGTGGAGTTGATGAGAACCTCAACCTTATGCCAGAAGAGACTGAAGCAGAACCTAATATGGAGGTTGCAGAGCAAGCAATCAAAATTGCTGCTAAAGAAGCTGCACCTGTGGTTCAACAAACTGAGGTAGAAACTGTTTCTGAAACACCAGATGCAGAACAAGAACCTCAACAACAAATTTCACTCCAAGACATCAACAAACTAGAGAAGTCTGGGCAGATAACACCCAAAACCAAAGAAGCATTTGAAGAATACACAGAGGGTGGTTTTGAGTTTTTTGGCAACACTGCAATCATTCAAAAAATAGACAGGGAGATAGAAGCAAATCGAGTTAGGTTGCAGGAGATCAGTAGAGGTGAGATCAAACCTTTCTTTGGCAAAGAAGACACCGGGAAGAAGATCATGGCAGCAATAGCTGCAGGTTTGGGTGCCTATGCTTCAGCAATCACAGGGGGTCCAAACAGTGCTCTCCAGATCATCAATGATGCTATTGACAGAGACCTTGCAATCCAGAAGGAAAACCTAGAAAGACAAAGAGTGGCAATCATTGACCAGAATGACTTTCTGCAACAACAAAAAGCAGATCTTTTGGCTTATGCAGAATTGGAGTTGGATAGAATGTCCACTATTGCAGGGACGAAAAATGATGCGTTAAAAGATCAATTAGCACTTGTGAAGGCTAATCAAGAGCTTGTTATAAATACTAATAAAATTGAAAAACAGGAAAGAGAAGAAAACGAATATCAGTTTGCTAGAAACGTAACATTAGCTGATGGGGTCAGTGGTGAATTTAAAGAAACGATGAGCACAGATCAGATCAAAGGTAAGAAAAAAGATATTATGACATTCGTTGAGGGTTATGATGTCCTTGTAGGAGCACCAAGACTAGCAGGACAATTAGCAATAGCTTTAAATGTTCCAGTATTTAGTGAAACTTTTAATGAAAAAGGTGGTGAAGAAACTAGACAATTTACTGATCAAAAACTTGTAAAAGAATCTACTTCAAGATTAATAGACGGTGTGGTTGTAACAGACAGTATGTTGGCAGGAGCAGAGTCCATAGACCTTACAAAACGAGGTATAATTGCTCAATTAGAAGATTTAGCAAAAGACGATAAATTAGAAATTGCTGCAGGTAGAACTCTTACACCTGCAGGTGTAAAAATCATGCAGTTGGACACGTTTCTCAGGAACTACTACCAAAGGTATATCATGGTCACAGGTGCAAACCTGACAGGAACTGAAGTGCAACAAGTCAATGACATTTTGCCAAGACCAGGAAGATATGCAATTGCATCAGGTAACTATCTAAGAGGTTTAAAAGCAACTAAAGCTGCATTAGACACTTTGTATGCAAATCGTGTTCTAAGATATGTAAAACCTAGAGTCCAAAATGAAACAGAAAAAAAGAAACCTAAATCAAATTTAAATGTTGATAAAGACCTTAAATTCGCAGGTGATGCAAGCTAATGGCTAAACTCTACAGTTTTGCAAATGAAGAGGTCAGGAATGTCCCTGATGAGGAAGTCACTCAGTTAGTCTTAGACGGGTCTCATTCTTTTATCAAGGGAGATAAAGTCCATGTAAAGGACCGTGCAGGTAAGGTCTTTGAGGTCCCTACAGAGAAAGCACACTTTGCTTTGCAAGAGGGTCTGTCTTACGCAGGAGCAAAGGACTTAGAAAGAATCAGACTCAAGAACTATGTCAAGCAACGTCCTGGAACTGCAGCCATGCTTGGAGTTCTCAGGTCTTTGTCATTTGGTTACTCAGACCAATATCTCCAAGACATAGGAGTATCCAAGGATGCAATCAAAGCATACAGAGACTCCAGAGGTGGAGTTCCAAATCTGATTGGTGAGGTCACAGGAATAGTTCCCAAACTCAGTCCTGTGGGGGGTGCAGCATTAGTTGGTAAGTCCATAGTCAAGAAAACACTCAAAGGACCAAAACTTGACAAGATTGGTCTGCCCACACTTGCAGGAGGAGCAACGGAGGGTGCAATTGTTACCACTCCTCTTGCAGTCTCAGAAAACATTCTTGAGGACAAACCCAATCTTTCTTCTGAGCAGATCATGGCAGGAGCAGGGTTTGGTGCAACTGCAGATGGAATCATTGGTTTACTGCAGAAAGGTGGAGGTTTTCTTGGAAAGAAGGGCAAGACCCTAGCAGATTATCTGTATTACAGATCCACAGGAGCACGGACTCCAGAGTACAAGAGACTGACTCGATTTGGTGGTAACAAAGACCGTGTGTACGAGATAGGAAGACGATTAAGAGATCTGCAGAAAGAGGGCAAGATTAAGTCTTTGGGAGATCATGAGGAGATCTTAGAGACTTTGCAAAGCACACTGATTCCAGAGACAGGACAAGGACTCAATACCATATTAAAAGAAATACAAGCACTGCAGGGTAAACAACCAATGCCAAGTTTGTTTCTGGTTGATACAAAAGCACTTGCAGACAAGATGGAAGCACAGTTTCTAAGCAACTTTAAGGATGCTGCAGGTAATCTTATCCCTGTTAATCAGTTACCCAAACCTGTCAGAGCACTTTATGACAAAGCAAAAGCAGAGATAGACGAGATCCGCAACCTCCCACCACAAGATTTTTTTGGTTTAGAGACACAGAAACGTCTTTATGCAAAGTTAAAAAACTGGACTAAACCTCCTGCAAATACCTCTGTTTCAGATGGTATGGACCGAATTTATGGTGGAATGGCAAAGGTTCTTAGAGAGGAGTCAGAGAACACACTGAATAATCTTCAAAACGTCTTCAGTGACATCAAAGACAAGGGTCTGTTTGAGAAGTTTAAACAGTACAAGAAAGACTATGGAGACTTGGCAGACTTAGAAATGCTTATGTCTGCATCAGTCAGAAGAGATGCAGTCAATAATATGTTTGGACTCACCTCTATGAACTTAGGAGCAGGTCTTGGAGCAGGAGGGATTGCTGCAGGTGACACACTGCTTCAGAGTCTTGGAGGAGGTGCTACAGGTCTGCTTGCAGGTACAGTTCTTAGAAAACTGGCACGGGACAAAGGAGAGTTGATCTTAGCAAGGGGTCTCGATTCTCTTATGGATATGTCAGGTGCGTTGGGAAACCTGTCCAGAACACAGAACATTATCGGTAAGTCTGTCAGGGGTTTAGTTAAGGGAACTATCAAGGGTGTGCCTGTCATTGCTGCTAGGACTTACCCTGATCGTTTTGATGTAGAAAAACAGACTCAACGATTTGACAAAATGAGAGATGGTTTGGAACAGATTATGGCTAACCCTGGATCTATGTACGCTACTGTAGAGAAATCATTTCCTAATTTCGAGGGCAATGAAAAGATACAGGGAGCACTGATTCAAGGGGTCTCCAGAGCATTACAGTTTTTGTATGATAAACTTCCAAAGAACCCCCTTGCAGGTATGGACCTTACACTACAAGAAGGACCATACACCCCAAACCCTGCAGAGGTTTCAAAGTTCATGAGGTATGAGGAGATCGTTAACGAACCCCTCAAGATCTTTGGTCACTTGATAAATGGCACACTGACCTCTGAGCACCGGGAAGCAATGGTTTCTGTGTATCCTGAACTTTTCCAAAACATACAGGGAGAGATTTTAAAAGGTCTGGCAGAGGGCAAACCCAACATGACCTTACCTCAAAAGATCCAACTCAGCATTCTTTTGGGCAAGCCTGTAGACCCCACCATGACCTATCTCCGTGACTTCCAGATGAGTTTTATGGATCAGGGTGGAGATCAGATGGGTACGAGAGACAGAAAGATTAAAGGTCTGAAAGAGCAAGCACAGACAGACATAGAGAGAGTCAGTTGAGAACCCTATCGAGATACGCTTATACGAATCCTCCTCCTTCTCATCCCACTCACCCTCCTCTACATGACAGGGGTAGGTTCTGTGGCTCAGATGGTAGAGGAGACAGAGTTAGAATGCCTGTCTCTCAACATCTATCACGAAGCACGAAATGAGAGCACTGCAGGACAGGTTGCAGTGGGGCAGGTTACTCTTAACAGAGTGGAGTCCTCTCGATTCCCTGACTCAGTATGCGGAGTGGTTCGACAAGGAATATACAGGAACGGATTTCCTGTTCGGCACCGTTGCCAGTTTTCTTGGCATTGTGATGGTATCAGTGACGTTCCTTACAATATCCGTGCTTACAACCGTTCTGTAGAGATTGCTCAGTGGCTACTGTTCACAAACCCTTGGTTGCCAGACCTCACAGACGGGTCTCTGTGGTATCACGCATCTTATGTACTCCCTAAATGGAGCAGAGTTAAGAAGAAGACCATGACCATAGACACACACATATTCTATCGATGAGTGGACACCACCCCCCTGCACCAGAAACGCTTATGGAATTAGACTCTGTAATGATGTTGATAGAGAGAATTGGTCTTCCTGCAGTCATAATCGGTGCTTGCTTTTACTACATAGTGAAGACTCAACAATCACACCAGAGAGAGATAGAGAGGTGGGAAAACAAAGACACATTGGGAGATGAAAGATTGATTGATGTAATTAATAAACAAAACGAAAGATCTGAACATGTTGCTCAAGCACTCAATGATCTGACTGTCACCAATAAAGATGTTGCTAAAACTAATGAAAGGTTAGCTTCAGAGATTAAGGGAATGGCAGAAGCACTTATGGCAAGGAGAAGATAATGGCTAAAACAGTTGAGAAAACAATCGAGACAGATCCACCAAAACCTACAGTAGATCCACGTTGGAAACTTAAAAGCCAACTCTTCTATGCAAGGCTTTTAATCACCATTCTGGCAATGGGATTATTTGGGTATTTAGTCTCACAAATGCTTGAAATGAAAGAGGAGATGACCTCCTCTGCGAAGGATATAACTATGCTCGCACTTGGCTCATTCCTCCCTATTCTGGGAGCAGTTTCTAAATTCTGGCTAGACCCATCAGATGAGCATGGGGATGAAGCACCCAACGATAACGGGACACCATCCAAAGAGGAGAAATGAAAAAACTGTTTGAAACAATTGTCACTTGGGTAAATCTTAAATTTGGAAAGGAACAGGCTATGATACCTCCATTCGTAATGACCTATGCAGCA